AAAGGATTTAGATCCTACAAATGCTAATAAATATAAAGCTGGTTCAAACGACATAGTTTTTGCTGTAAGCAATATAGATAATGGCGATATAACTTTTTATCCTGGTAATGCACTAGAAGTTGTAGAATCTAAAAAAGTAAAATCTACTTTTGAAGAAAATGCTACTAAACTTCTAAAGGATATAAACGAAGAAGAAGAGCCTAAAAAAGCTGCATTTGAAGAAGTTGCTGATAAATTCTTAAAAACTCTTAATGAAGATGATGATGAAAAGGTTGAAGAGAAATTAAATAAAAAAACTCTTCAAGTTGAAGCTGACGGAGAAGATATCGATGATATGATCGACGATTTAGTTGATGGCGATGAAGATGAAACTCAAGGACCTGACGATGATGCACCTGATGATTCTCCAGAAGAAAAAATTAAAGATGGTGAATCTCCAGCTGATGCAGTTGAAGGTGACGAAGATGATAATGCATCACCAAGCGATAAACTTCAAAATGCTGCTAAGGAATTAGCTAAAGATTCTAAAAAATTAGAGAAGATTAAAAAACTTTTAGGAGAGGCTAACGAACTTATTGAAGCAGATACTATAGAATTGGATGACGACGGAGAAGAGGTTGAAGATGCTGAAAATATGGAAGTTGCTGATAACGGTGATGAGGTTGAGGTGATGAAGATGAAAAAAGGACCTAAACTAACTAAAGAATCTGATGAATGGAGCGACGATGTAAAAACTAAATGGACTCCACCTGCAGGATTATTTACAGAACCAGCTACTAAGATCGCAACCGTTTTAGCTGATGCAAGTAAAGATTTAGACCAAGCAATGTCGAGAATAGATTTCTATATAAACAGAGCTGGTAAATTACTTAAACCTAAGGATAAACAAAACTTAGAAGCAGTTAAACCTTTATTGAGAAAAAAGTTCGCTTAATCAAAATAGGGTTGAAGATATATAATAAATAATAATAAAAAAAACTATTCAAAAAATGTCAAAAGCGATTAAAGATCTAGATTTGAGATCAAGACTAGAAAACCTTTACGGATCATTAAGTGATGCAAATGGTTCTTCTAAAGCTATTGTTGAAAAATATATAGGACAGATTGATCTTGCAAGTGATTACTTCATAATGAGAGATATTTGTTTTGAAATGAAACAATACGATTGGATTCCTAGTGTAGATGCATTTATTAATGAAACCGTTACTTATGTACGAGAAAATGCGGTCTCTATTGGTGTTTCTAATACTTTAGAAAATCTAAGAAAAGATAAAAATCATCGTTCTTATATAGGAGCGATAAACACTCTAGAAGAATTAAAGGATTTAAGTGAATCCGATCTTCAAAAGAGATTACCAAACAAAATGAGAACTCATGCATGGGTTCCAGGTATTAAAGAATTAGTTTCTGAAACAGAAGCTCTTTTAGGAAACAACGATACCAGTGATAAACGATTTACTCACAAATCTCCAATTTCTCCTATCATGGAATGCGAACAAGGTAACACATTATTTTGTGTAGGAAATAGAGTTTATTCAATGAATGAAGCTGAGGAATTAAGATTAGCTAGCAGAGATGAAGTTAGTGATAAATTCTTAAGTCTAGTTGGTTTATCAGAAAACTTTACTGCAACAGAAAATGGATTACGTTTAACAACACATAATAAAATTGTAGACTTAATCATTTCTGAATCTGAAGGTGTGAAATCAATTTCAGTAGAATTAGACGGAGCTAAAATAAATGAAAATCATTTATCAGCGGCTTTAATGTCAAGTGGAAAATTTAGAACAGATGAATATAGTTCAATACGAGTTTTAGAACATGCAGTATCTGAATATAAAAACTTATATGAATTAGATTTTGTAGATACAATTACTTCTAATGTCTATGAAGGCGTTCAAGTAAATGTTATCAAAACCGATAATGGAGTTTATATCAACAAGATAAATTCACACATGAACGAAAATACATTAATCAAACCAGATTCTACAAGAGATGCAATTAATTTAGTTTCTGAATTCGTTGATTATGATATTACTAATAGCGTACAAGATTTACTTGAGGCTGAGAAAACTGAAGATGAAGCTAAAGAGCAACAAGAAACTGATGTTTATGAAAGAATCGATCATATTAAAAATGAAATTTCTAAATTATCTTCTTTAGATATGGAAGATATGCAAGAAATTAAAGAAGCTAAAAAACTTCTTAACGATGCATTACTTAAAGAACAAGATAGATTAAACACAATGTTCAAATCTAAAAACGTTGTAATGCACGAAGATTCTTCTGATGGTGATTATGTACCTGGTGAAATAAAAATTAAAGTTGATACTTTTGGTCCTGGAACTAAAGTACAGGTTTCTGCTGGACAATATGCTGAAAGAGGCGCTAAAGATTCTATAGCAATTATTTTACCAGATAATAAAATGGAAAACATTCAAAAGAAATATCTTTCTGTTGAAATCTAAGAATTGAATATAAATTTTAGATATAATATAAATAGAATCGAGGTCTCTGGCCTCGATTTTGTTGTTTCTGGCTAAGGAATGAAACAATTCTTTTGGATCTGCATATAATATATAACTAATAAAAACATCGGACCACATGGCAAAAGTATATTTAAGAAACAAAGATTTATTAGCAGAAATAATCTTATCAAAAGAACAAGGCAAATTAACACCAGAAGGCGTTAGGATGTTAGTTTTATTATCGGAAAGAGCAATACGACGATTGCAATATAGAAACCCAGATGATCGAGATGATTGTTTAGCATTTGCACAGTTAGATCTATTTAAGTATTGGGATCGTTTCAAACCTGAAAAATCCACAAATGCATTTGCATATTTTACACAAATTGCAAAAAAAGGATATGCAAAAGGATGGAATAAATTATATCCAAAAAAATACTCAAATACCATTAGATTATCAGGATCCAGTGATGATGGTGGTATTTATTCTCTATAATCTGCTTGATGGATATTAAAAACAATAAACCTAAAAAGAACTCAGGATTTAGTCAAGGCTATTTTCCTTTGAATGAATGTAAAAAATATGTCGGTAAAGGACCTATTATTTATAGATCTTCATGGGAAAGAAAGTTTTGTATGTATTGTGAATCAAATCCATCCGTTATGCATTGGTCATCGGAACCTTGTAAAATTGAGTATATAAATTCTTTAGATGGTAGAAAACATAATTACTTTCCTGATTATTATATGAAATTGGATAGCGGTAAAGAATATCTTATAGAAGTTAAGCCATCTGCTCAATTAAAAAAACCAACCCATCCTAAAAGAAAAACTACTAAAGCAGTTAAAAATTATAAGTATGCATATGAAATGTATGTAACAAATATGTGTAAAGCTTCTTACGCAGAAGAGTATTGTAGAAAACGAGGATGGCAATATAAGATAGTAACCGAAGCATTTTTCAAAACACTTTAAGATATGGCAGATAATTACGTCGGAAGAGCTTTTGCAGAATTACCAGAACTAAGTGAAATCAACAGAGATTTCGAAGGGTATGTTAATAATTGGGAAAAGAAATATGGTGGTGGTAAACAAGCTGAGCAATATGCATTAACGTGGTTTGAAGAGGCATTAGCTGATAAAGATGAAACTGCTGTAGAAGAATTTTCAGATAGAGAATTAACATGGGGTAAAATGTTTCATTTCGAATATGATCCTGTTACTGCAGATCGATTAGCGTATTGGGACAAATCTCCTATGGTTATTTCATTAGGACGTCACCCAAATGGAAACATATTAGGAATGAACATAAATTTCTTACCAAAGACCGTTAGATACTGGATGGTAGGTAAGGTGTTTCAGGTATATGAAGGTATGATTATTGCTGCAGCTGCAGGAAAGAATTATAGAAGAGCAACTGCACAACAACAAGTACAAATCGATTATGAGACAATTAAAAGATGGTTGGGTAAATTTGGTTTAGACTTTTGTGTGAGACAATATCACATAAATAAAATGAGTAAATTAGCAGTAATTTGCTATGAAGATTGGGTTAGAGCCGTTATGATAAATTGGAATGACTTTCATCCTATACAAGAAAATGAATTAAAACGTCTTTACGATGAATACTTACAAAAGGTTAGAAAACCAAAGAAAAAACGTTAAGATATATAAACTAATAAAAATAAAAATGAAATGGCTGGATTTGTAGAAAGAGGCGATTCAAACGCAGGTAACCGATTTGTTGCTTCAGGTGCGTTAAAACAATTAAGTTCGTTTGGAATGAAGTACGATGATATGGTACTTCGAAATTCTCAAGCGGTTGGTATAGTTGAAGATCAATTTGGTTGGACTTACGATCCAAGAGGGTTAGTTGGTGGAGATTATGATGATTATGCATTATTTGCTAACTTAGCATTATCTGTTATAGCACTTAAAAAATCAATATCAGTATTTGATAAATCATATCCTAAGAAACGAGAAGAACTTCGTAGATTTGCGGTACAAGATGAAATTGAAGAAATTCTAGATACTTTGTGTGATGAATGTATTGTATATGATGATAAAAACTATTTTGCAGATCCTTTATTATTTGATGATGATTTATTAGCAAACGATAAAGTAGATGAAATTAGAGGAGCTATTTCTATAAACTTCAAACGAATTTATCAGTACTTTGGTTTTAATAATGATATCACAGCATGGTCATACTTTAGAAAATTTTTAGTTGATGGATATCTTGCGTTTGAGATTATATTTGATAATGAACAAAGAAACATTATCGGTTTCAAAGAATTAGATCCAATTTCTTTAGAACCTGGAATTGATGATCAAGGAAAACGAGTATGGAAACAATTCAAAGATATTCCAGCAAAAGCTAGAACCTTATATGATTCACAAATTATATACCTATCGTATGCAAACTTAAATTCGCCAACTAGAATTTCTTATGTTGAACGTCTTATTAGATCTTTTAATCTTCTTAGAATTATGGAACATTCTAGAATTATATGGTCGGTGGTTAATTCATCATTCAAAACTAAATTTATTATACCTGTAGGTGGTAAGTCAAAAACAAGAGCAAAACAATCTCTTGGTGTTCTTATGCAAAACTATCGAGAACAAGTTGACTTTAACTTTGATTCTGGAGAATTAAAAACTAATGGACGTCCGATGATGCCATTTAATAAAGAATATTGGTTACCTGAAGGTGATGCTGGTTCTCCACAAATAGAAACAATTGGTGGAGATGGACCAGATTTATCAGATACAGATTCTCTAAATTACTTCAAAGAAAATTTACGTAGAGTATCTAAAATACCTATGAATAGATTCGATGTTGAAAATCCTCCATCATGGGAAATCAATGCAGAAGGAATGACTAGAGATGAAATCAAATTTGGTAGATTCATTAATAGACTTAGATCTGTATTTCAAGAAATCATAGTAAAACCACTATGGATTCAAATGACTTTAGATTATCCAGATCTTATGAATGATGATTCATTCAAAGCTCAAGTCGGTGTTAAATTTAATAAATATAACATCTTCGAGGAAATGAAGGAAATGGAATTATTGCAGAAACGAATTGACTTTGTAACTGCAATGAAAGATGGACTTGTCGATTACGATCCTAATGGAAATGAAATTAAATACTTCTCTTCCGAATGGTTAATTCGACGATTTATGGGACTTAACGAAGAAGAAATCAAGTCAAATGATCTTATGAAGAAAAAGGAACAAGATCATTTAGATCAGATGGCCGACGAAGAAATGTAATTTCAATAGAATCCCAAAGATATATAATTAAAATAATACAAAAATAAAATAATCTTTCAAAATGAATGAAGCAAATTTATTAGTACTGGAAAGATCTACCTGTGTACTAGAAGCAAACGGAACTGGTGACGACAAGTACGTTTTAGAAGGAACTTTTTCAGAGATCGGAAAGAAGAATAAGAATAATCGTATTTACGATGAGAAAGAACTTATTCCTCATATCGACGAGTTACAGGAAAAAATCAAAAGCGGAAAGCTATTAGGGGAATTAGATCACCCGAAACAATTTGACATATCGTTAAAGAACGTATCCCATGTTATAGAAGAAATCAAATACGATAAAGCTAATAAAAAAGTTACTGGAAAGATTCGATTATTAGATACTGATGCTGGAAAGCAAGCTAAGGCTTTAGTTGATGGAGGTATCCCTATTCACATATCTAGCAGAGCTGCTGGTGTTGTAGAAAGCAACGGTCATGTAAAAATTAAGAAACTATTTACTTATGATTTAGTTGCAGATCCTGGTTTTGAGAATGCAGAACTAAAACGTGTTAACGAATCATTTGGTTTTGATAATCACGGTGATATACAGATATATGAGTTGAATGGATATATAGAACAGAATAACAAAGAAATTCAAAAAGAATTAACTACCATGGAAAAAAACGATACATCTATAAATGAATCAACTGGCAATTATGTTACAGTAGATGATTTTAACGAATACTCAAAAATTATTAAAGAAGAAATCGAAAAGGCTAAAGGCGAATTAATTGACTTATCCGAATCTTCTAAAAATGATGATCTTGTAAAATACTCAGAGCAAATCGCGTCGAGAGTAAATAAAATATCTGAATATGTTGAAGGTGTTGCTGAAAACGTAGATAATCTTATTTCACATAACGATTATATTATAGAGAACCTTTCTAAAGTTAAAGATTACGCAGAATATGTGGGATTAAAAACAGATCAAAATATAGAATACTCTAAACATATTGCTGAGAACGTTAATACAAGAACATCTTATCAAGATTATGTTAATGAACATGTTGATAAAGTAATAGATTACCAAAACTATATAGTTGAAGGTCTTGATGCTACAACAAATTATGCAGAATATCTAAAAGAAAATTTAGAAAAACTTGGTAATTATACAGATTATGTAGTTTCTTCATTAAACGAAACGAAAGTTGAAGATAATAAAGAAGAAACTAAAGAAACAATAAATGAATCAGAAACAGTTGAATCAACTAACGTTGAAGAACTAGTTACTGAAAACGAAACATTCAAATCAGAATTAAACGAAAAAATTACAGCGTTGGTCGAATCAGCTAAGAAGCAAAAAGTTGAAGAAACATCTGTAAATACACATTTCTTACATTTCTTGAATGAAGATCGCAGATCTAACTATAAGGATTTAGACGATGAGGCTAAGGCGAAAGTCATTAGAGCTTATGAATCTACCGATTGGTTTGGATCTAACGATGCTTCAGGAATATGGGAAAGTGTATTCGCCGAACCTATAAAAAAAATCGATTGGTTAGAAAGTAGACCTGAGAAATTCGATAGTCTTTGGGAGTCCTTAAATGAGGATTCTAAAAATTCTATCAAAGCTCAAGCAACTATGAGAGATCTTGATACACAGTACAAGATCGATCACTTCTGGGCAACACGAGATTTAAGAGGTTCAAACCCATCTGAACAAATTGATGAATCTAAGAAAATGGTTAACGAAAGTGAATCATCTACTTATGAAACACAAGGTGTTTACATGGACTCTGTTACAGAGGGGCTTAAAAAACGCTTTAACAGAAGTTAAAAACTTCAACAAACCAAACCCAATAAAAAATAATTAGACAATTATGAATTTAATTAATGAATCTGAAATTTTTTCTAAGTGGACTCCGATTATCGAGAGCACTACTGGAATTGAAGACAGATCTAAACTAGAATGGATGTCTAAGTATTGTCATAACCATGAGTTGTACGAGAATAATTCGACTGCAACTGTAGGTTCTGTTAATGGTATGGGTGCCGTACGTTTCCCAGCTCCTCCTGGAGCTCAGACTGCGTTCGCTACTCAAACTACTGGATCTGGTGATAAGCCTTACACTTTGCTTCCTCTTGCTATGCAAGTTGCTGCTCAGACTGTAGGTTTAGACCTTGTACCAGTTGTACCAATGAATGGACCAATGGGAGTGCTTACTTATTTAGACTTCGTCTACGGCGGTGGTAAAGTACCACAAACCGGACAAACTGCTGCATTTAACGCTACAACAGCTGGAGATGCACCAAACATGCCACTACTTATTAAAGTAGACTGGCCGACGGGAGCTTCTTCTTTTGGAAGTGTACCTAAAGGAACAGTTGGTGGACTTAATGCTGTAGGTAACGTTCCTGGTGGAACTGTTACTTTTGTAGGACAATCAAGAATTGACGGTTACCCAATCTTCAAAGTTGACTCTCTTACTGCAGGATTATCAATCGCTGACTTATTCGGAACTGCAACTGGTGTAACTTTCTCTGGAGGTATTGCAACTGCCGGTATCGGTAGTGTAGCAATTTCTGTAGGAAATGCAACATTAGTAAAAGCTCTTGAAGATCATGTTCAAGGATTCTCATCTAACGATTACACTGGTTCTACTGAGCCAATGTCAAGAGTACAAGGTGAGGGTACTGTAGATAACGTAATGAATTTAAGTTTATTCAACAAATCTGTTGAAGCACAAACTTTCCAAGTTGCTGCTGCAGTAACTAGAGAGCAAGTACAAGACTTAAAACAATTCGGTATCGATGCTGTTGCTCAAGTTGAATCAGTTCTTATTAACGAATTGACTCAATCAATTAACAGAAACATCTTAGGAAGAGTAAGAAGATTAGGTTATTCTAATGCTCAAGGTATTTTTGCTTCACAAGGTGTACAATTCAACCTATGGGTTGGATCTATATTAGGTGCTACAACTTATTCGACTGTATATGGAACTTACGGTGCTAGTGCAACTGCATTAGATACTGCTCAAGGTAACGGACTACAAGCGTTTGGTATTGGTGCATCTTCTAATCCTGTTATAAACAACTCTGAAACTAATTCTAACGCAGAGAACTTACATACTAGACAACGTAAAGTAATGTCTAAATGTTTAGCTGCTGCAAATATGATTGCGATCAGAGGTAGAAGAGGTCCTGCTACTTTCGTAGTAACTAACGGACAACTTGGTACTGCACTTCAAGATTGTGCTGGATTCGTTCCTGCACCATTGATGAATACACTAAACCAACAAACTGGCTCATTATACCCTATCGGTACTTTAGCTGGATTGGTTGTTTACGTAGATCCATTAATGTCATGGGGTGATACTCGAGTGACTGTAGGTAGAAAAGGTGACGGAAACTCTCCAGGTATTGTATTTATGCCATACTTAATGGCTGAATCAGTACAAACTATTGCTGAAGGAACAATGGCGCCGAAAATCGCTGTGAAATCTAGATATGCATTAGTTGAGGCTGGATTCCATCCTGAAACTATGTACTTATCATTCGGTGTTGTTTATGGTGATAATATCTTAGCTGGTGGTGGTCTTGCGTAATTGAGCAATCAATAACGTAATACATCATTACACTAATTTACATTATGCAAAAGGTCTCCTTCGGGAGACCTTTTGTTTTTTGTAACGAATATATAGTAATATAAAACAAAAAAGACATTCAATGAAAATTATTTCTAGAAATTCATTCAATCATATAAATGAAGCGGTTTTTGGTGTACGTTTATCAGGATATTCAAAAGAAGATTTTGAAAGACTTAATCATACCGAACTATCAGATGCACTTAAACAGATATTATTACTATCAGGCGGAGGATTCACGACCGAATCCATTTCATGTCTAAAACAATCTTTACTAAAACATAATTTATTAGAAGAATCAAGATTTGATAAAGTTATTTTTGATAAATCAGTCAATGAAGAAAACCTTAATGAGGATGACCATTTAGCAATGATTGATGATCTTATTAAAGGTACTGCAGCAATTGGACTAGCTGGTGCTGTTGGTATGGGAGCATACATAAACTTTTTAGGTAAAAAGAAAAAGATCAAAAAGGCTTGGACTAATGTATATAAAGCAAAGGGAGATGAATCTGATATTGATTTAGAAACGTGGCAAGAGAAACAAGCGTTAAAAGCTGAATTAACTAAAGATGAAGTTACTGATAAGACAGGACAAGTTGAAACAACTATAACTAATAAGAAAGAAGAATTAACGAACGTTGATAAAACATGGGATGAAGATAAAAAGGAAGCTAAGCAAAAACTTGATGATACTAAGAAGTTATTATATGAATTAGATCCTAAAACATATAACGACCCAGAAGCAAAATCTTCAGTAAAACCAGCAAAGGAAAGTTTGAAAGAAGAAGAAACCGAAAAGGAAGATAAAAAGGATGATGGACCTGAAGGAGATTTACAAAAAGCACAAAACGCAGTTAAAGATGCAAGACCTGATGAAAAGGAAATAGAAAAGGAATTAATACCAATTGATAAACAAATTCAAGGAGGTATTGATAAAATGGCAGATTTCAAAGGAGATAAGAAAGAAAAGGCTGCGGCTGGTAAAAAATGGGCAAAAGAAAAATCTAAATTACAAGATAATAAAGAAAAGATTAAAGATGGATCTTCTAATAAAAAATTACAAGCTGCTAAAAAGGAGTTAGAAGGAATAAAAAAACAACTCGAATCTGAACAAAAGAGATTAGAAAAAAGAAAGGCAGATTACGCAGAATACGCTGATGGATCTACTAAAGAAACGAAATCAAAATTAAAGGACGAGATAGATGATCTTCGAGGAGAAATTGATAAGATAAAGGAAAGAGGCCAACCAAAGGGAGATGCTAGTGATGTTCAAAAAATAGATGATATCGGTAAGCAAAAGAAAGAGAACGTTAAGCAAGAAATTCAAGCTTTAGCAGATGAGGCTGATCGAGTAAGTGGAACTAAAGATGGAGGTAAGGAGGCTGCTGGTTTAGCTGGTAAAGCTCTTGGTATGAAATCAGGATTTACTAAAAAGGTAAAAGGTGAATTAGAAAAGGATCTAATAAAACAGAAAAAGTCTAACATTGAAAAAATGGGAGATGATAAACGAGCAGAATCATTAGATATATTAGCTAAAGAAGCCGATAAAAAAGCTGCAGAAGGAGATAAAAAATTCCAAGACGAAAAGAAAAAGGTTGATGCATCTGATAAAGAAAAGCAAGAAGCTGAGGATAAGGTGGCTGCAAAATTAGCTAAAGATGCTGAGGATAAAAAAGCAAAGAATACGGAAAAGACCGCTGAGTTAAATAAAGAAATCGCTAATTTACAATCAGGCGATTCAAAGGGTAAGGAAGAACAAATTGCTAATCTACAAACTCAGATTAATAAATTACAAACAGAACACCGTTCGGTTACAACAAAATTCAAAATTGCAATTTTAGAAGCTGAGCTTAGGAAAATAACGGAAGAAGATAAAGATGCAAAAAGTAGTAATGATAATACATTATTAAACAAAACGGTTATACTGAGTGATCTCTCAGGAACCGATATGAGTCATCTAGATGGAGCTGAGGGAGTTGTTACTAAGTCTTTCAAAGAAGGCGAACGAGAACCTGAAGGAGATATGCCAAGAAGATCAGGAGATCCTGAATTATTCAAAATAGAATTAAAGGATCCTCAAGATCCTATGTATCCAGATGTTAACTTACCAGCAAAAAACATAAAAATTCTTGATAAAAAGGCTGATGATAGTGAAGAAGAAGAAACAAAAACCGAAGAAAGTTTTAGATCTAAATTTAATTCGGCAATGAACGAAGAGAATAATAAGATGAATCATCAAGCTGAACTCGAACAAAGTGCAGATAATAATAAAGAATTAGCAGAACTTAAAAAGTATAAGCAAAGATTATATGATTCTGGAGAATCTGCAGCGGTTAGTACTTGGGAATCGTTTGAAAAACGAGTTATAGGTAAAGATGGCACATGGGAGCTTGCACCTACACAATCATATGCAAAAGCTATAACACAACTAAAAGATCTTATAGGTAAATATAGTATAAAATGAAAATAACAAGAAGTAAGGCTGGTAAAAATCCAACTAGACATGGTATTGTTTTACGTGGACTTAAACCAACTTATAAAGAGGTATTAAAGAAACATGAATTTATAAAGGACCATTGTAAAGATGATAATTTTGTACATCTTTTATTTAGTCTTATTGATAGAGAAAATATACAAAAAAATAAAAGCAAATACTTTATAGATCCTACTGATGGAGAAGTTAAAGATAGAAAAATTCTTATAGATGAAATAAAAATAGTTCCTTGGAAATGTTCTTATTGTGAATGTAAAATAAAATCTAAAATGGAAGATTTTTCTACAAAGAATTTTACATGTAAAAAATGCTATAAGGCATACGTTAAAGATGAGAAAAAAATAAGTCAATTAGTTTTAGAAAATTCGGTAGAATTTGCTGAACTTTGTAAAAGATTAATAAATAGAGATAGAAAAACATTCCTTAAATATATACAAAATAAATGAAACACTTCGAAAAATACCAAATGATAACAGAAGCCTTATCATTGAATAAAGTTCAAGTAGTTATCTTGTCTAATTTAGACTCGAAATCTACAACAGTAGACTCTATAAAATCTGAATGCAATAAGCGAGGAATTCCTTGTAATGCATTAGATGTTAAAACATCTCATATAAAAGAATACGTAAATAAGAGAAACGATATTAAGATAGGCGATGCTAAAACAAAACCATTCGCAATTAATAGATTAAACACTGTTGTAATAGCAAGAAGAGGAGTAGTATCTACAACATACACTCAAAAATTATTACAAGATTTAGAAAAGGCAAACTTCTTTTGTGTAAATGGCCTTGAACCTACAATGATTTGTGAAAATAAAAATACAACTAATACTATATTAGAAGCTGCTGGATTACCAACACCAAAAAACACAATCATTAGCGATGTCGAAGGAGTTGATTTAGCGCTTAAAACTATTGGTGGAAAATTTCCAGTTATTGTAAAACTTCTTTCAGGATCTCAAGGTATAGGAGTTTCTCAGGTAGATTCTTACGAATCGTTGGTTTCTGTATTACAAACTTTATGGAAAGCTAGCGGAAAGAATGAAGTACTCTTACAAGAAAAGGTACCTGCAGATGGTGATGTTAGAATCCAAGTATTATCTAGGAAATTCTTTAGTCCCGATGATGAATCTTCTGAAATAGTTGCAGCGATGAAAAGAACTTCAGCTAAAAAAGATTTTAGAACTAATTATTCTATTGGTGGAGGCGTTAAAAAGATTAAGTTAACTAAAGAAATGGAAGAAATATCTAAAGGTGCCGCTAAAGCAGTTGACTGTGCATGGTGTGCAGTAGATTTAATTATAGACAAAGAAACTAAAAAACCATATATATTAGAAGTTAACGCTTCACCAGGAACTAAAGGTATTACAGAAGCAACTGGTATTAATGTTGTTGGAGAAGTTATGGACTATGTATTAAATAAAGATAATTGGACTTATCCAACTATCAATTGTGGTTATAGAGAATGTTTAACATTACCTGGAGTTGGAGAATTGGTGGTAAAGATGGATACCGGTAATGGTGCTAAAGGGATGGCATTTCATGGAGATAAAATTGAAGAAGATGGTAAATATCTTAATTGGGAAATTGGAGATAATAAATTCAGAGATAAAATAGTTGGATATTCAGAGCCTATGGATACTCATGGTGAGACAATGAAAAGACCGATAATAGAAAGGGATTTAGTATTTGCTGGAAAACTAGTTCCTAAAGTTCC